TGACCTAAGAGTAATTAGATATGCACAATTAACAGATGCCGCAGGTGATCAAACTTTTTTAGAAAAAAAAGATACTTCATTTATGGCAGAGTACTACAATACTCCTAATACAGCTTCTGGTATTCCTAAGTATTATGGTAATTGGGATGCTGAATTTTGGGTAGTAGCACCTACACCAAATGCTCAATTTTCAATAACTTTAGCTTATATTAAACAACCAGATAGCATTACAAGTACAACTTTACCCACAACAGCAAATCCAGCTTCTGTCACAGGAACTTATACTAGTAATAAATATCAAGATTTACTTTTATATGCCTGTCTGGTAGAAGCATATGGATACTTGAAAGGTCCCGTAGATATGTTACAATACTACGCACAAGCTTATCAAAAAGCAATGCAATCGTATGCGATAGAACAACAAGGTCGTAGACGCCGAGACGAATATCAAGATGGTGTTATTCGTACTCCTTTAAAATCACCGTCACCGTAAATTTAAGGAGAAAACAATATGGCAAATATAATACCGTTCGCATTTAGAGGAGAACTCTTTTCGGGAACACATAATTTCGCAAATGGAGGAGATGCTTTCAAAATAGCTTTGTATACATCTAATCCATACTCAACGTCTAGTACAGTTGTACTTACAACTAATGAAGTTAGTTCTTCTGGTAGTTCAAACTATGAGAGAAAAGCTTTAGGTTCACAAGCAGTAGCTAGTGGAACTGCTGTTGCTTCAGTTGACTTTGCAGATAGTACTTGGGCTAGTGCTACTTTCACAGCAGCGTTTGCAGCAATCTACAATGATGACAAGAGTGATAAATTATGTGTTGTGTTAGATTTTGGTGGAAACAAAACGGCTACTAATGGTACGTTTACAGTTTCTTATCCTAATCCAAGCACACCTGCTAATGCAATTATAAGCATGGCATAAGGAGAAAACTAAATGGCGTTTAAATTAAACGATAGGGTTAAAGAATCCAGTTCGACTACTGGGACAGGTACGTTTACACTTGGTGGTGCGGTAACAGGTTTTGAAACTTTTGCTGCAGGTATTGGTGGAAGTAATACGACATACTATTGTATTTTTGAAAACGGTACTAATAATTTTGAAGTTGGTTTTGGAACTTTAAACGGAGGAGCAAGTACACTTGCTAGAACTAATATTATTTCTAGTTCTAATAGTGATGCTGCTGTAAACTTTGCAGGTGCAACAGAAGTATTCTGCACAGTGCCTGGTGCAAAAATAAGTTTACCTACACCTGAAGAATATGGCTCTTCATCAGCGCCAAAAATAATTACAGTTAAAGTTGCTTCTAAAACAGCAGCTCATCCTTATTCAGGTCAAGGATCTTCTAGTGCATATTACTTTGATGGATTAGAATCACCAGCAATTACATTTTCAGGTGCAGATTCATCTTACAAATATTATTATAGATTTGATCAAGCAGATTCTACAAACAATGGTCACCCATTAAGATTTTATTTAGAAGCAGACAAATCTACAGCTTACACTACGGGTGTAACTACAAACGGAACTCCAGGAAACTCGGGAGCCTATACTCAAATAGCAGTTGATGCAAATACACCTAACATTGTTTATTATCAATGTTCAAGTCACTCATTAATGGGTAACTTTGCAAACACTATATCTAATTATGTTAATGGTGCTTTAAATGTAGGTACATTACTTAAAATGCCCGACAATACATCTGCTAAAATATTAGTTGCAGATGGTACAAGTTATCAAGAATCAGCAGTATCAGGTGATGCAACAATTGCATCCGGAGGAGCATTAACTTTAGCGAACTCAGGAGTTACAGCTGCTAGTTATACAAATTCATCAATTACAGTAGATGCAAAAGGAAGAGTAACTTCAGCTTCAAATGGAACCGCAGGTGCAACTGCTGGTTTTGCTGTTGCAATGGCAATTGCCTTATAGTATAAAGAAAAAGGAAAAAAATTATGGCACAAAACTTTAGAAATTATCTAACAAGAAACACAGGTACATCAGCAGTAGATGCTTTAGGCGGAGCTGCTAATAGTTATGACACTTTAATTAGTGTTAGAATGGCTAACGTAACTACATCAACTATAGCTGTTGATGTTTATCTTAGAAGATCATCAGCAAATTATTATTTAATCAAAAACGCGCCGATTGTCAGTGGCGGCTCACTAGAGCTTATTGACGGAGGAAGTAAAATTGTACTCGCTTCTGGAGACCAACTGTATGTTGAATCAGATACAGCTAGTTCTTTAGATACAGTAGTAGGTGCAGTTGACGCAATTAGTACATAGGGAGAATCATGTCGTATTTAGGAAACGCTCCAGCAAGAAGTTTTATAAGTTTTGAAAGACAAGTATTTACTATTGTCAATTCACAAACTGCGTATGCTTTATCTCATAGTGTTACCAACGAAAACGATATTAGACTTGTTATAAATAACGTGGTCCAAGAGCCGGGGTCCGGTAAAGCTTATACTGCAACAGGAACCGCTCTTACATTATCAGCAGCATTAACAAATGGTACAGATGAAATGTACTGTGTATTTTTAGGTAGAGCAACTGCAACAAGCGCACCCGGTGCAGGATCTATAGGCACTGCACAACTAGCAGATTTAAATGTGACAAGCGGAAAAATAGCCAATGATGCTGTGACTTTAGCAAAAATGGCTAGTGGTACAGACGGAAATATAATTTCATACGATGCTTCAGGTAATCCTGTAGCAGTAGCAACGGGGTCCGATGGACAAGTATTAACTTCAGCAGGTGCAGGTGCACCTCCAGCTTTTGAAACTTTACCTGTTGGTGGAACTAACTTACCATCTTTTCATGCGTATATGAATAATAATCAAAGTATAAGTAGTGCTACTACAACAACTTTGGCATTTAATGTTGAACATTGGGATACTGGAAGTGCTTTTAATACCAGCACTTATACTTACACAATACCAAGTGGTATGGGTGGTTATTGGACTATGAATTTAAAAATGCTTTTTAGTGGTACTTTTACTTCAAGACAAGCTGGGTATTTTAATGTTGCTGGATCAGATAGATCAGGATTGCAAGTACACCATGAAACAGTAGACAATGGTTTTATGTTAACTTCAACAATGAATTTAACTGCTGGACAAGCAGTTAAAACAACAATGTATCAAGATAGTGGATCAACAAGAACTGCTTTAGGAAGTGCAACTTTTAGTGAATTTAGTGGATTTAGATTAGTACAATAGGAAAATAAATTATGGCAATAGATAAAATAACAACAGCATCGATAACAGACGCAAATATCACTGCAGCAAAAATTGCAAGTGGAGTTTTACCAACTAACTCTGAATTATTTTTAGCTATTAAAACAAGCAATCAAAATATTAGCACTTCAACAACAACTTTATTAACTTGGGATACAGAACGATATGATACTGGAAATAATTTTGCATCAAATGCTTACACAGTTCCTAGTGATGGTTATTATTATCTGTATGCAAAAATAACAATTAATGTAACACCTCCAGCTGGAAGGTTTGGAATTTCAATTATGAGTGGTAGTACAACTCTTGCAGATTGTCAAAATGGAAGTGCTGGAGCAGCATATAATAGTATGGGTACAAGTATAATAGTTGCCTTATCAGCTGGTGATGTAATTGATGTAGATTGCAGACAAACAACTGGAGAAACTGAAGCTGTTTATGGTGGTTCTTGGAACACAACAGTTTTTGGTGGATATAAATTAAATACATAGGAAAATTAACTAGAATTTTAACACATATGTGTTAAAAGTAACAAATAAGGAGAACAAAAAATGGCATCACTATCAAGCAAAATCACGGCATATGCATCTTCAAACGGTGTATCTTCTGTTGACTTTACTAAAGACGTTAGCCTTCAGGATGATTCAGACGGAAAAGGTCCATACATTAAAGAATGGAATCTATCTATCTCTCAACCTACAGACGCTGAACTAACAGCAGCAGAGACTGCAGCAGACGCTGCGGAAGCTCTAGCAACTGTTCATGCAGCTAGAAGACAAGCTTACGGATCAGTGGAAAGCCAGTTAGACTTACAGTACCACGATTCTAAAGACGGTACTACTACATGGGTTGACCATGTGGCAAAAGTCAAAACTGACAATCCAAAAAGTTAAGGAGTAAATTATGGCTTATGTTGGTAAAGCGCCCTTAACAGGTGCGTATCAAGTTCTGGACAATATAGCATCCGGGTTCAATGCTTCTACGGTAGCATTTAACTTAACGGTGGGTGGTGTAGCTGTGTCTCCAGGAACCGAAGCCAATTGTATAATATCAATTTCAGGTGTAGTTCA